ATGCTTTGATGGTGGATGCAGAGGATAGAGAAGAAGCTATAAAGATTGCTAAAATAATGAAGGAGGAAATGGAGAGTGTAGGAAAATTTGATTGGGCAATTATTCCAATTAAAGCAGATGCGTCAATAGGAAGGGATTGGCAATCTATGAAGGAGGTTGACGATGAGACTAAGTAGCACACAGAAGATGAGTATGGCATTTATTTTTATGGTAACAGCACTTTTTTCAGTCCTAAATCTAGCGCAGATTATTACACTGCCTTGGATTTGGGTACTATCACCAATTTGGGTTCCAATGGTAATCTATATTGTTGGTATGACTGTAGTAGCAATATTGAGGCATTTTCTTGATGAAGTAGACAGGAGATAGAATGAGGAAAACTAGAGAAATACTACCAAATCTAGATGTTGATTTAGGGCAGTTAGGAAAGTTTAATTTAAAGTTTGATGAAGTAAATATTGAGGATGCAGATTTAACACAAGCTATATCACAACAGCCCTCTATCTACGCTTGGTATTCTGCTGTAGAAGAAGAGCTAACAAGGATAGTAAAGGTAAAGAAACTAGAGTATGATAAGTGGTATGGTGAGAAGAGGATGGAGCTAACCAATACTGCAACATCTAAGTTGACAGTGAAGGATTTAGACTCTATGATGGATAGCGATGATGATGGATTTAATCTAAGGAAGGAGATTATTGATCTAGATAGTAAGGTTGACAGAGTGAAGGGTTATCTAGTAGCATTGGGAATGAGACACAGTGCCCTCCTAGAACTCTCAGAAAGGGAGAGATGGGGATGGAGTCAAACAAAGGTAGAGAAGCATACAGAAGTTAGTCCTGAAGTTGTAGGACAAAAATACAGAAGGAGTAGAACTGATGAAGATTGATAGATCAAAGATGATGGATAAGGTTCGTGCTATTTCTACAGCTAATGTTAATACTGGTAGGATTGGTTATATTAAGAAGTTTGAAGATCAGAATCAGAGACTAATTCGTATTCTACCTCCAAAGAGTCTACTTGTCTTTCTAAGAGATAATAGAAATTCTAATAAGACTTATGATCTAACAGATTATCCTTGGAGGGAGATTGGGGTACATTATGGTGTATCAGCTAATAACAAGGAAAGGGTATATTGTCCAAAGGCAATGCTGAATCTTCCTTGCCCTATTTGTGAGACAGTGGAGGAGCTAAGAAAGTCTAAGACAAAGGACGATCTAGAACTAGCTAATAGAATGAGGCTACAGTATAGATTCCAGTTTCTAGCTATTGAGAAGACTAGTGACACAGATATTAAGGAAGGTCCAAAGTTTTGGGAGATTTCTAGAACACCATATAATAAGATCATAGGAATTTTCCAAGACACCGACTATGGTGACATCTCTGACCCTGAAGATGGTTATGACCTAAAGGTAACTAGAATTGCATTCAAGATGACTGAGCAGGATCAGTATAAGATTCTCCCTGCAAAGAAGTCATCTCCTATTCTTTCACTAGAAGATGGAGATATAGATTGGGATACTCTCTTTGGATATCTTGAGACACTTCCTGATCTATCTGATACAATTAGTGTTTTCAGCTACGATGAACTATCTGATCTTCTTGATGGAAAGGTCAGTCTAAAGGGTCTATGGGATGAACATAGACAACCAACAGAAGTAGCTGATGAAGAGAAGGATGACGAGGATGATGATGAGGACGAGGATGATGAGGACGAGAAAGTAGAAGAGGAAGCACCAAAGGTAAGTGTGCGTAGGCGTAGATAATATATAGTTAAAGGCTATTAGGACACAATGACCTGATTTGTGTCCTAATAGCCTTACTTATAAAGGAGTAATAGTGGGATTAAAAGAATCATTAGCTAAAAAGTATGGGAACAGTGTATCATCTGGTACAGAGGCAAAAGATTATGATGATATGGTATGGTTCAATACAGGAAGTCATACCTTGAATAAAGCAATAAACCCGTTAGGGAGAGGTATTCCTACTAGATGCATAACAGAGTTTTTTGGTGACTATGCTACTGGTAAGACACTGCTAAGCACCTATTGTTTAAAGGATGCACAGGCTAAAGATGGTATCGCTGTTCTAATAGATGTGGAAGGTTCATTCAATAAGGAATTTGCTAAGAGTTTAGGGATTAATCTAGATGAATTGATTGTCTTTGCTCCTACTGAATCAGACAAAAAAGGAAATATTGTTCCTCTAACTTATAATACTGTAGAAGATAGGATCAATGATGTTATTGATCTAATAAGACAAGAGTATGGAGATGATAAACCTATTTGTATAGTATGGGATTCATTAGCTGCTACTAACTCAGAGAGAGATTTGGATGAAACTAAGGATAGAGGATCAAATGCTAAAGAGGTTAAGTTTATAATCAAGAGAATAAGACCTAAGATTAACGCTACCAACACAGCCCTTATTATCATTAATCAAGTATATGATAACATAACTACAATGCCAACAGCAGAACCATTAAAGGCTACAGGTGGTAGAGGAGTAGCATTCCACTCAAATATTCGTGTATCATTTCTACAAAAGAAAGGTAAGAAGGGTAAGGTAGAGGGCAGTAAGGATGATGATGCAGATGATGATACAGATGATAAGAGTGGAACTATAATAAACGGTGTAAGGCTGCATTTCTTTATTGATAAGAATAGAGTAGGACCACCTTTTAAGAAGGGTACTGTTGATTTCTTGTTTGATATAGATGGTAGTCCACAACTTGATTACTATTCTGGTTATATGGAATATATGATTGCTAATGAAATGGTTGATACTAAGACTAAAGGCTGGATCAAAGTAGGGGAGGATAGTTATCGCAAAGGGGAATTAGACAGACTACTTCAGGAGCATCCTGAGTTACTATAAGGAAGATAATGCAAAGAACACCAAGGACTAAAGAAGAGAGAACGATTAAGTATCGTCCACAAGGGCCAAATATGGCCCTTGTGGATGGTCTGAATGCCATCTTCAAGGTTATATTTACTCTTGGTACTTTTTCATACAAGGGGCAGAATACTACAATTCAGTATGGTATAACAAACATATTGAGAACCTATATTGAGAATAGGTGGCCTAGAGGAATTATCTTTGTATTAGATGGTAAGGGAAGTAAGAAGAAGAGACAAGAGATATATCCTGAATACAAGAAGAATAGAGAGGGTAAGAATAAGGATATAGATTGGGATGCTATTTTTGAACAGATAAGAGAATTGAAGAATATGCTACCTTATTATGGAATAGGTGTAGCAGACATAGAAGGTTATGAGGCTGATGATGTTATAGCCTATTTAGCTAACTACTTCAATTCAATGGGAAAGACAGTAGAAGTAGTGTCAAGTGATAAGGATTTATACCAATTAATCAATAGTTATAATACGGTGTATTCTATTAGTAATAAATCAGTTGTGACGCTAGATAACTTCTTGGAAACTACTGGTGTTACAATGGATAGATACCTAGATTATCGTTGCATGGTTGGTGATAAATCAGATAACATTGTAGGAATTGCTGGAATAGGGGAGAAGACTGCTGCATCATTGCTGGAGTATTCTACATTGGATGAGGCACTACATACTCCGCAAAGAGGTAGATTAGCTGCCTTGAATCAAGATGGGGCAGAGGATATTATTCTAAGGAACAGAAAGCTAATGGACCTGAGTAATGTAGCTATTGACAAATCTCTTATAGATAGTATAATCTTACCAGAAAAGGCTGATAAGAGTAAAGTAAAAGAGATGTTTGCTGATTTAGGATTTTTTAGTTTCTTAGATAAGTATGATGAGTTTATTACACCGTTTGCCTCATTACATACGAGAGGAGAATATAGTGAAAGTAGAAGTTAATGTACTATTCAATAATGGGAGGTCACAATTATATGAGTTATTCTACTATGATAATGAATCATACTTGAGGTTAATAAACCATATTTATGAAGAGGATAGTAAGTTTATAAAAATAAGAAAATGCTTTGATGATACAGTGAAGAAAAATAGTGTAGTGTGCCTGAAAAGGGAGGAAGTGGTATCTATTGACCTTAATTGTTATAGCTAGTTTCATTATATACTATATAGGAATATTAGTTACAGTAAGGATATTTAGAGAAGTTAGTTTCTTTGTAACTTACTTTAATGATGTTCCTTTTATAGTATTAGAATTGATGCATGACTTAGCTTGTGTGTTTTGGCCTATTTCATGGTTAATTATACTTGTAAGATTTATATGGAGGAAATTGTGGAAAGACACATGACAATGGGAGTAGTTGATGATTCGGACTTAGATGTAAAAGATTTGATAATCAAGGTAACTGCTGTACGAGAGTTTATTCCAGAAGCACAAGTAGGACCAGATTTTTTAAGAGCCTTGGATATGAGAATAAAAGGTATCATTGCTGAAGCTGATATGAGAAGACGAGGCAATAGAAGACAGAGGATGATGGTATACGACCTATGAAGTTTTATGAGAACCCCGGAAAACTTAATATAGAAGGTTACAGAAAAGCAAAAAAGCAAGCCTTATCAAATAAGTTAGGTATTTATGTTAAGATTGATGGAACAAATAATATTGCTATATATTTAATGAGCAAGAAGTTGGATACATTGAAAGGTGCTTTAGGTTTAATTTCGGTTCCTTATTATATAATAAGGACTGATAAGAGGAAAAGGTATGGTTATAATTATGCCAGACTAATAGGGAGTTATTGTGTTAGATGGCAGAAGTTAATGGAGACGAGCCATAAGTGGAGGTGGGTATGAGAGTAGCAATAACTGCTGATTGGCATTATGATGATTATCCAAACTTAGTTTCTGCTATGAAGGGGTCAGTATCTAGCAGAGTAGATGATATAAGTAAAGCTGTTAATTGGATTCTCAGAGAAGCAGATAGTAGAAGAGTTGATAGATTAATGATATTAGGTGATGTATTTCATAAGAGAGACTTGATTACTGTTCCAGTATTTAATAGAGTAGTAGAAGATTTGACTGCTGATGATAAGTGTAGTAGTTTTTCAACTATTATTTTAGCAGGAAACCACGATCAAACTACAAAAGGTGGTCTTACTAATTCTCTCTATGCCTTAGATATGTGGGATGGTATAACAATTTATGATAAGATTCTAGGGGAAGAGGGAGATATATATCTTCCATATAGAGAATCCTATCCTTCTTTGTGGGAAGGTTATGGGCCTCCAAAGTCAACTATTATATATGGTCATTGTGGTATTACAGGCTCAAGGATGACAGGGTTTGAGAATGCAAAGAATGCAGAGATAACACCAGAAGAATTACAGCTAGATAAGATAGCTGGTGGTTTCTTTGGGCATTATCATATACACCAGCAAATAGCTAAGAGAGCTTGGTATGTAGGAGCACCATTACAGCATTCATTTAGGGATGTTGGTAATAAGTGTGGATTTATGATTGTGGAAATAGAGGGTGGAAAAGTAGGTGATATAGAATTCATAGAAAATACTTTCTCACCCAAATTCCATGTAGTAGATGTTTCTAAAGATGATCCAAGAAAGTATCCTGCTACTGATTTTATAAGATTGAAGAATGCCTCTAATGAGGATTTAGTTGACCTTATTAATCTCCCTAACATTGTAGGAATAGATAGGGAAGAGATTCAAGCTAAATCAGAGCGATCTTACCTATCATTAGGTGAGGATAGTACAGTCTTAGCAGACAAGTGGGTAGACAATAACTGTAGTGATCCTAGACGAGCTAGAAGGCTAAAGGCAGTAGGTCAAGAGATACTAAGGAAGGTAATGGAATGAAGATAACTTGTACTGTTAGAAACTTTACTGCATTTGGTAATGAACCATCAGTGATTCCATTAGATACAAAAGGGCTGACACTTATTAGGGGTCTAAATAAGAGTAGCAAGAGTAAGAGTAACAATGGTGCTGGTAAGAGTCAGATTCTAAATGCTATTGCTTGGGGATTATTTGGTGAGGTTCCCAAAGGAGTAACTAAAGCTGAGTTGGTAAACTCTGACAATAAGAAGAATTGCTATGTTTTTGTTGATATAGAACATAATGGAAAGACTGCTAGGATTGAAAGATACATTGCTGATTCCAAGCATAAAGATAATTTATACTTCCTTATTAATGGTGAAGATAAAAGAGGAGCTAGTAATAAGGATACACAAGAGAATATTAATACATTTTTAGGATTAGACTACGCTAGTTTTATTACTGCTGTTCTATTCACTATGGATGAAGAATCCTCCTTTGCTGGAAAAACTCCATCTAATCAAGATAAAGTATTTACTAATCTTTTAAAGATGGATTACTTAGTAAAGGCTAAGGATATAGCTACAAATGAGTTAAAGAGTATCAGAGCTAATGTGAGTGATATTCAATCTAAGATAAGTAAAAATGAGATAGAGTTATCTAGTATGGAAAAGGAGCTTGACAATTCTAAGAATGCGAAAGTAGCATGGGAGGCTGACAAATCTAGTAGAATAAAGAATCTGGAGGAGAGAGCAGAGTCTTTGAATGATGAAAAGGAAAGGGTTGTTAGTAAGAGTTTTGATACTTCATCTCTAGATGAGCAGTTGAAAGAAAAGCAAAAAGAGCTTGATACTTTAATCAATGAAAAATATGACAACCAATTATCTTTAGTTGCTGAAAAGAGAATCAAGTTAGAGGGTGATATAGCTGTATCCAAGAAAGATATATCAGATATTGAAGAAAAACTAGAAACTGCACAAGAGATAAATGGTTATGCTGTGTGTCCTACATGTGAAAGTCCATTAGATGAAAAAGCTACATCAGAAAGAGTAGCAGAGTTAAATAAATCATTGAAGAGAAAGAAGACTAATCACAGTAAGTTAGCTGATTCGTTGGCAGAGATTAGGCAAGAAGCTACCACATTACAATCAAAGATTAATGCTAGAGATTCAATAAAGAATGAAATAACTCAATTGAAGCATAAGAAAGAGATGTTAGTTAGAGAGCAACAGGCAAATGAAGAAAAGATATCTAATATCGACCAGCGGATTAAACAAATTAATGATGACATTAATACTATCAAGGAAGAAAAATTCAAGCTGTTAGACACCTTTTCGTTAGAAGTTGATATAGATCAGAAAGCTAGAGATATTGATGAGCATAAGAAGCAGCTTGAAAACTTACTATATAGGGAAGAATTATACTCATTTTGGGAAGAAGGCTTCTCTGCTGCTGGAATCCGTAACTTGTTAGTAGAAAGTATCATCCCTGAGTTGAATGAGTTAGCTGCTAAGTATAGTAGTGTCTTGACAGGTGGAGAATTATTGATTACATTTGCAGCACAAAAGGAATTGGCTTCAGGAGATAAGAGAAATAAGCTAGAGGTACAGGTAACTGATCTATATGGAAGTGACAACTATCATACTTCTAGTGGTGGAGAGAAGAGAAGGATTGATCTTTGTGTAAACCTAACACTACATATGCTAGTAGCAAAGACAGTAGGAATGCCATTTGTGTTCTTGGATGAAGCATTAGTCAAGCTAGATAGAAGGGGAATTGATAATGCTTTACAGTTATTCAGAGATTTGACTAATGAGATACCTAGTATATACATAGTAACTAATCAAGACGATGTAGCTAACGAGGATTTTGATAATATTTGGACTGTAATAAGGATTGGTAGAGAGTCCAGACTAGAGTTGGAGTAGAATGTATAAGGATAGGAATAAAGCATTACTAGCTAAAAAAGAATATCGAGAGAAAAATAAAGAAAAGATAAAGGAATATAGTAAGCAATATCAAGAGAAAAACAGAGAAAAGATAAAGGAGTATAATAAGAAATATAGAGATAAAAATAAAGAAAAGATAAAGGAATTAAGAAAAATAAAATATATGGAAAGAGACAAGGATAGCTACAATAAATATTGGAAAGAATACAGATTGAATATGGGTGAGAAATATAGAGAATATAGAAGAAAATATAGAGAGAAGAATAAAGATAAGATAAATAAATATGAACGAATTAGGTATTTAAATAATAAAGTTAATAAGGAGAAAGATGCCAGTAAACAGTAAGAACAAGGGATCAAATTTTGAAAGGGTTATATCAAAAACCTTTACAGAATGGTGGAATAGTGATGGGATGGAAGGTAAGTTTTTTCGTACCCCCGGTAGTGGTGCTTTAGCTTATAGGGAACAAGAAGATGTAATTGGT